ATGCGTTACCTTTCATCGGTGAAAATAAGCGTACAACAACTATTTATGCTGGCATTAGCGATGATAGTTATTGGTTCTTTCGGAGTGTGTTTATTTGTTTACTATATTTTTATCGATAATTGATATTTTTTTTGGGTATTAAAACAGAGTGGCGCAAACGAAAATATAAATTCGCTATAAAGACGGGGGTGAGTATTAAAAATAATAACTACTAAGTTAAAATCTTTAAAAGTGTTAAAAACATCACATTTAATTATGTTGGGTACTGGAGAATAACCCGTCGTTTTGTTAAAAATAATTTCGCATGATGAATCCCCCTGTGCGGAGGGGCAATCAGCAAGCAGGAATATGGATAATCGCGGATTCAGGTGCTGATACTGAACTCACCGGGTGACACCCGGCGCCATGCAGATGATGAAAGTGATGAGTATACCTGCCCCTCTCCGGAGGGGCTTTTTTATAGGCGAACGGATTTCAACCACAATTTATGAGGCTGCGCAACTGCGTGGCCTTTTTCGTTTTGCGGGCTGCGGTTCCCCTCTTTTGATTCTCCGTGTAACCGGAGATATTGCGAATACGTATGTGCTTAACGGTAACAGTGTGTATATACCTGCCCAGGTATTTACCATGAATCTGGTGATGCTGGGTAGTGCTGAACACCTGTACTTTAACGGTAACGAGCAAACACCAGTTTTCTCTGCGATCCTTTCGAGGATACAGACAGTGTCTGGAGCGGCAGAAATCCGGGGTATGGTGACGACAGTTACAGACCAGTCTGCATCGCAATCTGGATCAAAGTATTCAGGCTGAATGCGGGGACACCCGTGACGGTGTCGGTTTCAGGTAATGCAGTGACGGTTATCTGGATGTCGAAGGCGTAAACACGATGAAGATGCCACAACTACCGGCAAAACTGAGTGCCGGGTATCTTCATGCCCGTTCTGATATGTCCGGCAGTGATGATTTAACCGGGTTCAATGTGAAATACCGCTATGAATTTACGGACACGCTGGGGCTGGTGACGTCATTCAGCTATGCAGGAGACAGGAATCGCCTGCTTACCCGTTACAGTTATACCCGCTGGCATGAAGACTCCGTGCGTAACTGCTAATTCAGCATGATGGCGGGTGTGGCTTACAGCCGTGTTTCCACCTTCTCCGGGGATTCGTAATTAGCTTGCTAAGCATGCGATGTCAGGCTGATTAGTGAAGTGATGTTGTTCGCATTTTGTCAGGGAGGGGGTATTGAGACTTTTTTGGAGAGTAGAGATCTGGTGTGGTTGTAAAAATTGTTGTTGGCATTGAGAGCTGAAAATATACCAGGCTCTAAAAAACTAAGGGGTTACCATTTGGTAACCCCTTATCTTATTTGGCGGAAGCGCAGAGATTCGAACTCTGGAACCCTTTCGGGTCGCCGGTTTTCAAGACCGAAGAAAAATAAAGAAAAATCAGTATAATACGCAAAATAGCCGAAAAGTTAATCAGACTTAACACCAAGAAAAATCAAGATGTTAGGGAGTTATTCAGAGTTAATATACCAGGTCTTTTGCCAGAAAATTTTCTGGATTGTCTACTTACTGACCACAAGCGGCAAATCCAGTGTTGGCGTGATTTTGGTTTTACGATCGTAAATCAACACCTGATTTTCTGTTTTGTGTCCACTGAAAATTTGTTTGTCGCGACTGCTGCCTTCGTAATCTGAAATTCCTTTGGCTTTTATGTCATGGAAGTTGCACCCAAACGGAACACCGGCTTTTTGCTCGGCTGCACGTTTAGCCTGATTCCACCAGTTGTTCAGCGTTTTAGCTATGACCTTCCCGCCTTTGGTTGTGTTGATCACATACTCGCATGTGCCGGAAGATACATTTCGGGCTAACTGGATCGCCGTACGTAATCGTGGAGACCATTCCTTGATTTGTTTGGTGCCGGTCTTGTTTTGCTCAATGTAAATCCCTTTGTCCATAATATCCTGCCATTTCAGCTCGAGCACATCACCGAGCCTTGCCGCACAGAGATAGGATATCTCCATTGCAATACGTAACTGTGGAATTGCTTCCGCATATATCGCAGCATACTGTTCATCGGTGATGTAAACAGTACGGGCTTTAAGCGTGAATTTTCTGACTCCTTTGCATGGATTATTTTTCACATACCCACGCTCATATCCCCATCCGTATACGCGACTCAGACTTGCCAGTTCATGGTTTGCCTGGGTCTTGCTCTCAAGCCCCCGCTTATCCATGAAAATTCTTACCTGCTCAATTTTTACATTATCAGCAAGCATTTTCCCGAATACCGCCAGTAATGCCCTTTGATGTTGCCGATAATCTTTTTGGGTTCGGGGGGCCAGTTCTGTAAATGCAGGGGAGTCCATAAACATGTGCCATAATTTAGCTACGGTCATTATGTCGTGGAGTTTTGCCTTTTCCAGTTCATAATTTTGCCAGACTTTAGCCACGCTGGTTTCCCGCACTCTTCCTAGCTTTATCGTCCTTGTGCTTCCTTTGGGCTTCCATACGTAACTGTAACCATTCGATCTAACGCGCGGTGGCAGTACATTATCTTTTTTGTCTTTTCTTGGTCTTCCCATTATTCAGTGCCTCAAAATCGGGTTCAGCAGAAACCAGTTCAGATACTTTTGACATTGCTGTTAGTCCACGTGGAATATCACAGCGTAGAACTATCGGCTCGTTTTTAGGCCCGATTAAAAATGGGATGCCGTGCAGTCTTAACTGGTGTTGCTGTCTTGTGTATCGCTTGTATTTCGTGATCTCTTGAATCTCTGCTGGCGATAGAGTTAATTCATACATGTGGTCACATGCCTTACAGCATGACCGCCGCCAATATAATTCGGAGGCGGCGATCAGGGTTGAACATTAAAAATCAGCCTGACTCGGGATCAGTTTTTGTATTGTAGCTGTAACGTATTTTGCCTGGTGACGGGCGTCATCCAGTGCATTGTGGTGCACGCCTTCGAATGGAATAACGGTTCTGGCATCAAAGTCGATTGTTTTTCCCAGCTCAACGATTGTGCGTACATCGCGATCGTTGTGGTAGCGCCACGGGCAGGGGATGTCCAGACGTTCGTATGAGGTGCGCAAAATTGCGTTATCGAAAGTTGCACCATTACCCCATACCTGAACGAATTTTTCATCTGAGTATTCGTTGATGAACTCCCGAAACCGCGAAAGGGCATCCTTCAGTTTTACCTGGTCTGTTAAAATGGCAGCTCTGGCTTCACTGGACTGCTTCAGCCACCATTCGATGGTTCCACCGTCAGGAACAGCCCCTGTATTCATTGCGTCAGTCAGACTGATAACGATATAAAATACTGGCCCGATTTCCCCTGTTTGTGGGTCGAAGAAAACCGCACCAATAACCACGATGGGCGCATTGGTGTTGGTTCCCATTGTTTCAAGGTCGATCATCAGGTGGTACCACACTCTGCTGGTGGATGTGATAACGTGATGACCGTTCACCGCAATTAAGGGATCTGCCGTCTCGCCAGTTTCATTATCGCTGGCGTGGTCCTGAGCGCTGCCAGCATTCTCCTTGTGTGGATGTTCAGCGCCTTCCATTTCCTCCGGATCATTTTCCTGAACTTCAACCTGATTCTCTTCATCGAATGTTTCCTGGTATGTTGCGTCGCCCATCACCGCACCACAATCAGGGCAGTTGCCGCCGCCGGTCTGACCGCAGGCGGTGCAGACTTTTTCCGCTTCCTGTTGCGCTACTGGCTCAGGTTGTTTCGTTTCTGGCTCGTTTTGTAACGCATTTGGGCTGTTTTGTTCCGCGTTCTGGTCGTTCTGTTCCGTTTCTTGCTGGTTCTGATTCACAGAATCGCGGGTTTCAATCCCCTTCACCCATTTCGGATCATTCGGGTCGCTAATCCCTGCAACAAATTCACTACGTGATACAGCAAGCAACTTATCGGCGTCAGGCTGGCTGATATTGGCTGCCTGCATAATTTTGTTTACTTCGTCAGCGGTAACTTTTACCGGCTCCGGTTGTGCGATCGTGTCAGATGCACCAGTATTTTGTTGTGAACCTGAGTATGTACCGTTTTTGCGGGCAAAATATTCTTCTTTCGTGATTTCAGTAGCCCCTGCAGCCAGCGCCTTATTCAGACCAGAAAGTTTGTTTGCACGACCGTATTTTTCGCCATCCTTGTCGGTGAAGAGGAAGTAGAACGGCCCCTCACGCTCTACAGATGATTCGACTTCCACTTTGCATTCGGTTTTTTCGTTGTCGTGAATTGCCGTTTCCACTGCGTCAGTTTCTGGTACTGGCGACGAGAGAGTATTAGCTGTGCCCTGATTTGTTCCTTCGTCATCTTCAAACACGCCCTTTGTAGTCAGGTATTCAGTGATGTATTTGTTCAGTGCCACGGGATCTTTGTGAATGTCGATCGGGCGTTCACGGACAAGGCCAAAAATAGTCTGGCGGCTGTAGCGAAGCGCATCAGGTTGTTTGCGCATTGATGCGGAGATGCGCTTCCAGTCTTCGCGATCTCTGGCGATAACTTCATTTTTAGCCCAGCGAAGGATGCTGCCGTCAATGTTTCCGGCATCCGCATCACCAGGCCAGAGATAGTAGGCCAGCTCCCTGTCCAGGGTTTTCCATGTCTGCTTGTATTCGCGATGAATGGCGGCAGTTACAGGAGGGATTTTTTCTGCTGGGTTTTCAGTGTGCTGTCGGTTGGCTTTGGCGCGGGCAAGATCAACAACAGACGTGTATTTTCCAGTCTCTTTGCGCTCTGCGTCCTGCCGTTTTTTCCAGTTACGTAATTCAACCTGAATTTCGGGCCATTTGGTACCCGGCTTACATTTGTGTTTAACCCATCCGATAGCGAACAGTTTGCGTTCCGGATACATAGCGTTAATTTCAGGCGTTTTCATCAGTGCTTCAACGATATGCCCGTCAAAGGTAGCCACGTCTTCTTGCAGTAATTCCTGCGCGTCAATCGCCATATCAACGGTGATGTTTTCACATGTACCGAACTTAACCAGGACCGCGTTCTGTACTTCAAGGGACAGCTTGTCAAAATTGACGTTAATAGGATCGGATTCTGGTTCGACCGGAATAAAGGAAGCGGATTCCTCATCCCAGTGGTTTTCCTGCATATATTCGGTATCCCAGGAGTCGATAGCAGGGCGGGGCATGCCGGGTTTATCTTCGCAGACAAGAAATTTATAAGCGCAGTCCTGAGCAGCAGGATATTGCTCCAGGAATTGCCAGGTAAATTTGGCACGGGCGCGGCGTTCATCACCGGCTTCAATGGCAGTGGCTACAGCAACTGCGCCCTCTTCTTTTATTGCCTGTTCGTCCGGAATGGCGGCGCAAATAAAGACTTTACTCATTTTGTTTTAACCTCATTACAGATTTAAGGGTGAACAAATCCCTGCCATTGCTGGCATATAAAAATGAAACCGGATATTAATTACGGTGCTGTTTTAAAGTCCTGCCGGTATTTCGTTATTATTAGTGTGAGTAGTTTTATCTACCGGATAACAGTTACCGGGAATTTTTTGTTCTGCTGCTGCAGCCATGCATTCTTTCATTGAACCGTATAAGCCAGTCACCAGCTCAAGAGATTCGCCGGAAACAAGATAAACTGTCAGAACGAGTGCAAATGTTGTATTCATTGTTTATATCCTTTTTGCAGCAGGTCCAGACGAGCCAGCATTGAAGGAATGCATACTTCATTTAACAGGTCCTGCTCGAGTTTTCTCTGCTTAATGGCGTCTTCAATAAATGTTTTGTCTCCAGTGATAACGCCAATTTCGAAACGAAGTTCAGACGTGATGGCATTACATGATAACTTTTCCATTATCGCGTCCTCAACAATGAATTTTGTGATGCGGTGCCTGGTGCCTCCAGGTGACGTTAACCAGTTAACAATTAACGCCGGATACAGAGAATCCACCCATAACACTGTTTTTGGTTTTAACTGTTCCGCGTGCGCTGAGCCGCATTCACCGCATCACAAAATTCACTTTTAAAAAAGGGCGGCAGAGCAGTCACGGAGTAAAACTGATACCGCCAAATGTCACCAGAATATTGATAACAGAGGGCGTTGTAGCGGGGTTGTCACTTAAGCGTATGGTCAACCTGACAACCCGGTGTCCTCAACGGGGAAAGGCGTCCCTCCCACCCCCGCCATACTTACCGCCGCGCCATTTCGCGGGTCGCCACAACCGGAAGCGCACGGTCGAATTAAATTTAACGACACCGTGCAGTGAGACGAACTTCGCCGTGCGCTTTCGTGTTGTGTGCCTGCTTTTAACCACGTCAGGCGAGGTGGTTTCCGTCATTCCCCAACGACAGGAAATCTGTATAATCTGGGTATCCCCAACGATCCAAGGAAATCATATGACAGAGCAAAGAGCACAAGCAGGTGATGGTGTATGGACCGGGATGATATTCTTGACAGAATTTTTTATGGCTATTTTCTTGAGCAACTGTTTTCTGTAGCGACTGGTCGTCTCGATAAACTTCTCTCAGTAGTGAGTATTATCCTCGGTTCATCTGTCATTGGCGGATTCATTCCGGAAATTTCTGGCGTTTTTATTGTTGTGATCGCAACCGTCCAAACGATTTATGGATTCGGATAAAAGTCAGGTAATACCATGAGAAAATCCGCAGAATATTTGCAGCTTTTTGATGATGCAGAAAAATATTCTGATTCGGAATTGAAAATTCAGTTAAAAACTCTGGAAAAAACAGATAATCATATTTGGTCATCACTTAAAGATATTGCGATCTTAAAAACACAGATCAAAATAGGCGTCTCCATCGAACAACAAGAGAAGTTGCCCACAAAATCCAAATTGATGCGATTTCTTTGTGGTTAGGAATATCCAGATTGTTAAAGAGCATGCCGGAGGTTTATCCGTGTCCGGCGCACGCACTTCATCTGCGGAGAACTACTTGAGCTCATTGGTCAGTAGTTTTCAATCACTCGCGAAACGTTTAATGCCGCGCTTTTTGCCAGAGTGGTAATATCCTGCTCCGCTGACACCAGTTCTTTAGAGAGGCGCTCTTTGTAGTCAGCGGCCTGCTTCAGGTCATTAATGGCGCGTATCTTTCCGCACATCCATTCGTAAATTTCATCCTCGGTATAGTCTGGTGCGATGATGACGGGTTCTCGTTTCTGCAT